CTCAGCTGCTACAATAAAGGATTTCACAAAACGCCGGTAGTCCGTTGTCCATTGCTCAAAAGCTTTGGCTTTCCCCTCTTGATATACTCTTTTGAGTATGTAGTCAAGGGACTTCGGGACGTATTTGATAACCCAAGTTTCGAACTTGGTAAGTCCGGTACGTGTCCGAAGGAATTCTGCGTAGAGATCCTTCGCTAGTCGCGTAAAGATAGCTACAGCATGCATTTCATCCGTCACAGTGCGCGGACTCACCGTTCCAATGAACGGGCGACTCCATAAGCTTACATCACGTCGCAATGCGGCCATGTAAGTCCAAATGGAGACTCTCTGTAAACCAGCCCAGGCAAGTTTGCCTGTGGACGGAGCAAAGAGTACGCTCAGTACCCATGTAACAATGGGATGCTGTCGCCCTGCCCTAAGTGCCTCTGTGAGATCCTGCCATACGGCAGGAGACACAAAGTACTTAATCAATTTGCCTAACCATCCAGATGTCTGGAGATCGATCCAACCACGCCTCAGCGCGCGACAGAAAAGTTCTGAACGCGCAGGTAGGGATGTTATCCCTACCTCCTCACGAAGTGAGAGAGGAGATATGTTTGTTCGACCAACGTATGTCTGGTTAGCAAAGTTGAACATACCCAAGAAACTAGTGAAGGATTTCGCTAGTTTAATGAGTATGGAGAAAGAGCAGCATATATGGTAATATGCCCAGCCTACCTTGCCCCCGGCAATGATGACATCATCACCGAGAACAAGATACCCAGTGTATGGGAATTCACCTACTCTCCAAGCGGCGAATTGAACCAGTGCATGGTGCACCAGTGCCAGCGCTGCCCACGAGGACAACGCTCCCATAGGTTGCCCTGTTCCATACCGCACGGTAACGACCCCGGGTGGAGTCGCAATGTTGTCTTTCAGCCATTTCTGAATTTCATCCTCAGTATAACCAGATAGCTTAGTCATCCACGCATGTTGAGACCTGTACTCCTGTACTACCCCTTTTGGGAGAGGTTTTGGTTGAAGCTCTTTAGGAGCTACAAAATCTCTATCTACGAGGAGCTTGAGCCAGAGGTCAGTGACTTCGGGCCCGAGGATTACCGACATCATGGTACGGTAAAGTTGCAAAGGAATTGTATCCGTGGCCGCACTGAGGTCAAAAGAATATATTTCCGAGAACCCCTTCTCGG